AAATAAACTCCTACATTTATTTATGAGCCAACTTCAGGGGCTAAAAGGTACCGCCCTCGACCTCAACTGAGATAACGTTGGTTGTTGGTGCAGCAGCCTGTCCTCGCTCTTGTAGTACCTGCACAGCCAACAGCAGCTTGGTAATATCAGCATGCAGGTCCCGGGCGTCAGTCATGGACATTGTGAGGTCACGCAGGCTGCGGCTTTCTGTAGCCTTGATCTTATCGATAAATTTGTTAATATGAATACTCATTGAGTTTCCTGTTGTTTCCATAATCCTACCCAATTATTAGACTTTGGGAAATAATCTATCTTAAGGTTATCGGCTTTAATTAGGGTATATCCCATGTTTGACAATGCCCAATTAATAATAAAAAAAGGTACTACAAAGTTCATACCACTTCCCTGCCAGCCTGGCCGATATTGTACATTGCCATGAACATTAGGTTCTTCGTACGCAAATACCAATGGGTGTGCTGCATGTACGCTATCTAATAAAATATGCTTGGGAGAGCAATTATTGACTATTAATTCTAATAGATGCAATGGACTATGTAGATGGTACAAGACTCCAAAACAAACGACAACATCAAAATTTTTAGGAGACTGCAATGCTATCATAATATCATCACATAAGACATTGTCGATCCCTTTGATTAATCTTAGGATATCTACGGCGCTTGAATCGCCCTCGATTAATTCTAGATACGATGGATTATTTTTGATTATTAGTTTACTATGATCGGCAAGCGACCAAGGACCAAGCTCCAGCACACGAGATTTTTCGCAAACATGAAAGTAATGTTTGTTAAGATATTCTAGGTATTCTGATTTTGATCCTGTGACTGCTTCTTGATTAGTGAGAACATCATATGGGTGCATGTTGTCAATTAATCCTCGGCCTCAACCTCGTTACGGAAAGGCCCTTTGTATTCATATCGTTGCAGAACAATCAACTTGGGGCTCTGGACCACTTGCCAAGTGCGGCCAGTACGCACACGATACCATCCAGCAGCAAACCAAGACTTGGACCTAGGTTCTCGTGTCCAGAGAGGTACCTGATGCTTGACATCATAGATGGCATTGTATGGGCGCCCGGTAGTAGGGAACCCGTTAACCTCATTATCAACTACAGGCGCAGCTTTCTTCTTAACCGGTTCAAAGTCAATTTGAACTTTTTGTTTAAGAGTCTTGATGGATTTGTATTGTTGTACAACGTTGTTGATTTTGATTTGAAATCCATCTGGCCCAGCTTCGATGTTGCCGACTTTGATGTCACCTTGCCGTAGGATCCAATACTGATTAGGTATTACTGTTTTGGCTACTATCATTATTAAGTACTCCTGGGTATGTTTGGTTCAGCCAACGACCGAATTGTTCTGCTGATTCAGATGCACGATTGAGTTCAAACTTGCCGCAAAACTTCATGAACCGTGCACCCACTTGTCCGATATCTCTGTGTCTAATTTGGGTTTTGATTGCGGTGTCTACCGCTGACTTGATGTTGTCGGGTTGTGCAGTAAGATCAATCAGCATGAGATTGCGCTGATAGTCATCCAGCACACGATGTTCGGCACCTTCATGATCAGTCCAGCGTTGCAACATGAGATTGTTCCACGCATAACCTTGACGTTCTCGATCAGCAAATGCCTCAAGAAGCCCTATTTTGTTCTTGGTGCCCTTGACACGCACGCCGGGATAGGCCGAGAACACATTGTCGCTGGAATCTCCACGCATGCACTTTTCAAACAGTAGCCATTTGGGTTCGGGAACAGTCTTGGGTAGCTTGGTTTTTTTGTCAATTACGAGTTTGTTTTTGGCGTCAAAAATGCCTTCAAGAGTCAGCAGCTCGTCGGTGATGCCGTTGAACTGTTGCACGTTTGGTGCAAGCAATTGAACGAAGTCGGTGTCGCTGCTGACAATATAATGTTGGTCTTGGGGGTGTAACGCTATCCACCGCGCAATGATGTCATCGGCTTCGGCGTTTTCATGTCGGATAACTGAACAGTTGGTCTGCTCACTCAAGTATTTAGTAAAGTTATCAAATGTTTCCCAGAACAGTTTGTCTTCTTCTTGCTCTTTTTCTGTAGCAGCGGCCCGCACTTCAGCACGGTTGCGCTTGTAAGGAAGATACACATCCTTGCGCCAGCTGCGCCCCTCGAGTGCGAACACAACATGGTCAGCGTTGAACTTACGAGCCACCTTGTTTACTGCACTGAGTGTGATGTGTAGTGCGTAGCCAATCTTTTCCCAAGGATCACTGGCACGGAACGCCACATGACGTGCACGGAAGAACATGTTTGCAGTATCAATCAAAAGATATTTCATTAGGTGATCAGTTTGTGTTGTATCATGTATTGTAACACATATCGACTCCAGGCCGCATGGGCTTCTTGTCCAAAATGCCAAGAATCAGGTGCAACTGTTTGGAAATCGTTGTTTTTTAGCCACTGGTGGTAGGTCAATGCGGGATCATAAGGACCTATATAGCTATTTCCCCAATATCGCCGGTTCTCTGGTTGTATGTTGCCAAAGTGATTATTTCCGTTCGAGAAAACATGTTTCACTCCCAATGCGGTTAGCTCAAGATGAAAATCCCAAATAGTTTGATGTGCTTGGTTGGTTGCCTGTTTCCAGTCAACACTGACCACAAAGTTTTTGTACTGCTCTTTTAGCTCATCGGGAACTTGATCGATGCCTGATGCGTTAACTTGGTAGTAGACACCATTATGTAACCATTCTTCACGCTCCCAGGTGCTCCATTGAATGACTACTAGAACCTCGGTAGTTGAAAGATCTGTATCTTTTAACCATTGCCGTGCAGTGCGAAGTATCCTGGTGTTTGAACTGGCGGATTCTGCGTCACACTTGTAACTGGTTTTGAAAACATCAGATAATCTTTTGCCCCAGCTAACCGCCGAGTTATCTGGATGTGGTACACGGCCCATGTAAAAGTAGCGATGATCATCCTCGGCAAATGCATGACAGTTAACAGCTTCGGCAGCCGCAGCATGGCTATCGCCATTGACGTATAAGATCATTGGGCGCCTTTACAATTCTTTAAACTTTCTGATTCTACTACCCGTTTTCTCAGACTGCTACTGCTGAAGCTGTGGTCTCTTGCGTTGTAGATAATTTTGATGTTGCGTTGTGTGCAAATAGTTTTACCGGTAAAGTCACGGGCTGCGTACTCGATGCCCAGTATCCTAACATCCACAGGCAGTATAAGCAACAGGTCTTCTAGATCTTTTTCTGTTTGGTATACTACAACCTCATCAACATACCGAGTAGCAGCCAACTGAATCTGCCGTTCCACAATGGTTTGAACCGGGGCATTCTTGGTTTCTGGCCTGTCTATGGTTGGATCTGTTTGTAGACCTGCAATCAAGTAGTCACAGTAGTTCTTGGCTTCACTCAACATTGCAATATGCCCGGCGTGCAGCATATCAAATGTACTAAACACAATGCCGATTGTTTTACCCTGCTCTTTGAGCTCTTTTACTTTGTTGAATATCATACTTCAACTTACTTCTCTTCGCCCGTTGCCTAGATTCCTACTGCGTACATAAGGTTGTGGGTTCATGGCTTGTTCCTGCTCCCATGTTTCCATTACAACGTGTCTGCAGACATTCTGGAACCACCGGTCTACAATTTCCGAGTCAGTGTCCTCACGCTTGAGTTGATATCCGGCACGCACTAGATTAGCAACAAACTTTTCATTCCAGTCGATTTCAAATGCACCCTGATGCAGATTTTCGGGATCGACCTCTAGTCCAAGGATTGCCACATACGGTTCTCCGCGTTCGGTGGCCAGCTCCTTGGGAGATTTCTTTGGTGCAGCAGCGGCCTTCGGAGCCTTTGGTGCTTCGGGCTCCGCTGGCTTTGTAAATTTTTTCTTCAGATATTCAAACATCAAGTGCCCCACTCGTTCTTGAACAGCGGCACTTGGAGCCGATCGCTATACCTTAGCCCATGTTTGATTGCAAATGCCGCCACGTTGCGATTGTTCATGCCGTACACCTTTTCTACCCCGCCAATGGGCATC